GATGGTAAGAGATTGTATTATGCAATAGATGTTATAGACGAAATAATATCATACTAATGATAGAGACATATAGAAAGGTTAATGAATATAATACCAGGATAGACGAAGAATATTATTCAAACATTAACAAGGATGTAGCAGAGGAAATAAATGCTGCCATTGATGAGATAGTATTTATACAAAGATTAATAGATCCATTCATTGGCACCATACAAGCGCTACAACGCGATGAATTTGGGAGGGTGATAGTAGATGTTTCATGCCCGCATAGACTCGTTAATATGGCTTATTTTACTCAAGCTGCTAATCATTATAGAGAACATGGATGTTATACATTATTCCCACCCAATAAACATCCTAAATCTGCATACTATTTATTCTGGGCAGAAGAGAAGCGTAGGATACGAGATGGATTAATTAGGGATGATGGAGAATGGATCCCAGGTGGACTATATTGGTACTGGAACTATAGCCCAATTATGAAAACTAAAAAGATTAGAGATGGGAGTAAGAGATCTGAGCGTATACATGATTTCCCAGATGTATGGTTGGGAGATTATTTATTCTTTCATTATAAGGATCAGGCAGAACAACTTGGTCAACATATAGAGCTAATGAAGGTTAGGGGTATTGGGAGTTCATTTAAGATGGGATCTATTGGCCCAAGAAATGCATTATTTAAAAAGAAGTCTGAGACGTTTTATGTTGCCAATGATATGCAGTACTTAGTAAAGGATGGTATTTTAACTAAGGCATGGTCGTATTTAGATTTCTTAGCACAGAATACTCCATTCCCAAGACTTAAAAGTGTTGACACAAAGCTTGAGAAACATATAGGATATAAGGATTTACGTACTGGAGCGCTTAGGGGAATGGGTTCTGGGATAACAGGAATATCTACCAAGGATGATCCAGATAAGATCCGTGGTAAACGTGGGGATATTATATTTGAGGAGTACGGTGCATATCCACACATTAAAAAGGCATGGGCAATATGTAGGGCCTCTGTAGAGGATGGGGATAATGTATTTGCACAACTTATTGCTGGCGGAACAGGAGGTACTATAGGAGCCGATTTTGAAGGAGCTGAGAGCATGTTTTATGAGCCAGAATCATATAATATAATGTCACTTCCCAATGTATATGATAGGAATACGAATGGCACTGGTAGATGTGGATTCTTTTGGGGAGCATATCTGAATAGATCAAACTGCTATGACGAGAATGGAATGCCAGATGTTACTAAGGCTCTCAAGGATCTATTTGTAGAACTTAATAGAATTAGGAAGAGTACATCTGATCCAATGGCACTTACGCAACGAAAGGCAGAGTATCCAATTACCCCACAGGACTCTATGATGCGTATAGATGGAACAGTATTCCCAGTTGCAGATATTAGAGAATATTTAGAACGAATAATGCCATCATTAGATGAGTTTGTTGGTCCACATTATATTGGAGATTTAATATTCAGCAAGGATGGATATGTTGAGTGGAGGCCAGGTGCATACCAGAAGCCAATCAGGGAGTTCCCGTTGAAAGATAATAAGCATGAAGGCGCAATAGAGATATTTGAAAGACCATTCTTAGTTGATGGACAGTCCCAGCGCGGCAGATATGTTGCCGGTATGGACCCATTTGATGATGATGCCAGCAATACAGTATCATTAGGATCAATATTTATATTGGATTTATTTACAGATAGAATAGTTGCTGAGTATACTGGTAGACCTAAATTTGCTAATGATTTCTTTGAGATATGTAGACGAATGCTTATATATTATAATGCAATAGGAAACTATGAGAATGATAAGAAGGGACTATTCCAATACTTTGATAGGAAGAACTGTTTATATTTGCTAAGCGATACATTGCAATCACTTAAGGATGTAGAAATGGTTAGAGGGAACTTATATGGGAACAAAATGAAAGGAACCAATAGTGGTAGATTTATTAATGCTAGGGGAAGAAGATTGCTTGCAGACTACATGCTCTCTAATGCATATGGAGAAAATGACAATGGTAAAATAGTGCTTAATTTGCATAAGATAAGATCTATAGGTTTACTACTTGAGGCAATGAAATATAATATTAACGGGAACTTCGATAGAATATCTGCATGTGGAATGCTAATGTTAATTAGAGAAGATAGGCAAAAGTTTATAGATAATGTAATGAATAGTGAAAAAGATATTCGTATTGGGCTACAATTTGATGACTATTTTTTAAGAAACTCTAAGGGAACTTTATCCTTCCATAAAGATGATTTTTACAAATAATTTAAGTATCTTTACATGGTTAAATAAGTAATATACTTTAGCTATATAAGGGGAAATAAATCACAGTAAACCATAAACATATAAATAATTAATATTTTTGCAAGTGTTGATAGAAAAACAAAAAGAATATCAAATAGAATATAGGAAGAAGAATGCTGAGAGATTAAAAGAATACTTCAAGCAGAGATATAAACTTTTAAGTGATGAAATTAATAAAAAGTCCAGACAACGCAGAATAGATAATCCAGAACATTCAAAAGAACTAGACAGAAAATCTTACGAGAAAAATAAAGAATCTAAACTTGCACATGCATCAGAATATAAAAAAAATAATAGAGATAAATATAATGAGTATAATAGATTATGGAGAATAAATAATCCAGATTTGGCAAAAATAAAGTATAAAGAATGCTATGATACTCATAAAGAAAAAGAATCAAATAGAAAAAGAAAATATTATAAAAACAATAAAGATAAGGTTCTAATTAGGACAAAGAAATGGGCTCAAAATAATAAGAAAAAATTAAATTTATATGTTTTAAACAGAAGAGCCCTGCAAAAATATAATGGAACATTCAAATTTGATAATAAAGATTTAATACATAAATTCAATATGCAAAACGGATCTTGTTATTGGTGTAATTGCAAATTGGATAAATATCATATTGATCATGTAATTCCGCTAAAAAGAGGTGGAAGACATTCTATTGGAAATACAGTATTGGCATGTCCTAAATGTAATCAAACTAAAAATGATTCGCTGCCAGTCGTATTTAAAATTAGAAATAATATTAAATTTTAATTTATGTACTCGTGGCCTACAGGTTTCCCAATACAAAAGTTACAATCGAGCAAGAAGACTAAGAAATGGAGGAAGGAAAACATTGACTGGGCAGACATGTCTAGCATGATGTATGATAATAATATACGCCAATCTCTTAGACACAAAAAAATAAATTACGATCTATTTGACGGCAAAATACATTTGTCAGATATGAAGCTCGTATTGAATCCATATGCAATAGATTCTGATGGATTTATTCCAGAAAATATTCAATACTACTCTATAATTAATTCTCCTATAAATGTAATCATTGGTGAGGAAGCTAAGCGAAGGTTTGAATTTAAGGCAATAGTATCAAACTATAATGCAATATCCGAAAAGGAAAAACAGAAGAGTCAGGAATTGGATTCAACATTTTCAGATCTAATAAAGAGTGAATCATTAAATGATAATGATTTTCAGCAAAAGATTAAAGAGAATGGTGATTTTTTTACATATACTTGGCAAGATGCCAGAGAGCGTGGCGCCAACTTTATATTAACTCATTATATTAAAGAGTTGGATATGAAGGTTAACTGGAACCAAGGAATGAAAGATGTATCAATTGCTGGCGAGGAAATGTATGATTTTGACATTGTGCAAGGAGAGCCAACATTTGAAAGACTAAACCCACGCAAAGTATTTGTATTACGAAATGGTTTCTCATCTAAGGTAGAAGATGCTGATCTTATTATTATGTATGATTATTGGAGTCCTGGGAGAATCGTTGATACATTCTTTGATGAACTCACTGAAGAGGATATGGATGCTATTCAAAAGACTAACACCATTGCGAAAGTTGATGCAATGGATAATATCGATGAAAGGGCATCAATGATATATACTCCAGCAGTTGGCGATGAGGCCAATAGCATAGACCAAATGGTATATTTTGCTGGAGCAATGGGAAGAACGTTCTCTAACTATTATGATGGGAATGGGAATATTAGGGTGCTACGAGTCAGATGGAAATCATTACGGAAGGTTAAGAAGTTAAAGTTTTACAATACTCAAACTGGAGAGGAGGAATCATCCTTTGTACCAGAAGATTATATTGCAGACAAATCCAAAGGAGAAGAGACTAAAGATTATTGGATTAATGAGGCATGGGAAGGAGTTAAGATAGGTAAAGATGTTTACGTTAACATGAGGCCAAGGAAGATACAATATAATCGTATTAGTAATCCATCTAGGTGTCACCTCGGAGTTATAGGACAATCTTATAACACTAATCATGCTAAACCAGTGTCAATTGTAGATAGAATGAAGCCTTATGCATATCTATATACCATTGTAGCCGATCGTTTAAATAAAGCCATGATGCGTTCATATGGCCAAGTCTTAGAGGTTGATTTTGCTAAGATCCCTGATGGTTGGAATATAGAAGCATATCTTCATTTCTTAAGACAGGATGGGATTGCTGCCACAGATTCATTCAAAGAGGGGAATAAGGGGCAATCTACTGGCAAATTGGCTGGGTCAATAAATAATACTACTGGTAGGGTATTCAACTTAGATAATTCACAATCAATAACATTTCATCTTCATTTATTAGAATGGATTAAGAATGAGATGTTTGAAATAGCTGGCATATCTAAGCAACGTCAAGGGCAGATAGCATCATCTGAAACTGTTGGAGGAATAGAAAGGTCAGTTAATGCATCAGCAACTATTACAGAAGAGATATTTGTAATACATGATAATGTGAAGAAGAGATGTCTTGAATGTTTACTAGAAACTGCTAAAATTGCATTAAAAAACAATCCTAAGAAATTTCAAGCAATATCAGATGATTATAGTATAGCTTGTTATGAGATTGGTGGTTCAGAATTTGCAGAAGTAGATTTTGGGATAGTGATAGATAATTCTAACGTAATAGCAAATTTAGATCAAAAACTTGACCAACTTGCCCATGCTGCATTACAAAATCAAACATTATCATTCTCTACCATAATGAAGATATTTACCAGTTCGTCCATAGCAGAGAATATGAAAATTATTGAGAGAGATGAACAGCAAATGAAGCAAAATAAACAGCAGGAGTTGCAACAGCAACAACAAGCTCAACAAGCAGCATCTCAGGCC